TTAACGTAGAATAAAGTTCGTACTCATATAGGTACGGAGTACCTAATAATTTGTGCAGCCTTTATTCTTCTTAACGAGGATTCATTGAAAGTAAAAGTATATGCCAGGTCCAGGACCAGAGCCAACAGTTGTGACAGAAGGACTCATCAATTATGTTGTTACACGAATGGCGTTCAATGTTAGGAAGTATGTTTTAAAGAATGAAGTCTCCATCATCCTTTATGGAGAAGGGCAGGAGGAAGTTCAAAAGGTTGGTGCTCCAGAAGGAACGATGATCAAAGTTAACACTGGCATAGCCAGTAAGTTGATATGTATTAAGTCTTATGAAAATTTATGTAAGAAGGCAAGATTGGTTTTAAAAGAACGTGCTACTTGTGGAAACATCCAAGCTCGCCAGGAATCAATAGGGTTCTATGAAAACTTGTTAGCTGATGATGATGTTCAACCTAGGACAAAGCTTAAAGCACGACAAAACTTAGACAAGATAATGGGAGTCGCTGATCATACAGGAATGGGATTCGGTGTAGCTCCTATAAGTGGTAATAACAACACTCAAGTTATCAATGTGGACAATTTGGGTCTTACACTCGAGCAAAAGAAAAAATTGCTAGAGGAATCACGTGGATCAAGCAGTGTTGGACAATCCTGAAGTTGCTGTTGATGAATTTGATCTTATTGGCAGTATCTGTAGAGAAAGCTTCTTTGAATTTGTAAGAGAGTTCTGGGATGAAATTATCCCTGAGAAGTATGAGCATAACTGGCATATTGAAGTTCTCTGTAACGAGTTACAAATTGCCACGGAACGTGTATTCCTTGGTCTCCCTAAACTATACGACATTATCATTAACATCTCTCCTGGTTCCACTAAGTCCACGATAGCAAGCGTCATGTTACCAGCTTGGGCTTGGACAAAGATGCCAACACTAAGGACTATTGGAGGCTCTCACGGTGCCTCTTTATCTATGGATCTTTCACGAAAGAACCGTTCACTTATTCGTAGTGAGAAATATCAAAAGTGTTTTCCTGGTATTTGGTTGACGAGGGATCAGGATTCCAAGTCTTACTTTGTAAACACTAATGGCGGTTCGCGGTTCGCGGTCGGCGTTGGTGGTTCTGTAGTTGGAATGCATGGGCATTTGCTGGTTATAGATGATCCGATAGATCCTCAGGGAGCAGTATCTGAAGTTGAGTTAGTTAAAGCAAATAAATGGATGGATGAAACACTGGCTACTCGTAAAGTAGATAAAGCCGTTTCATTAACTGTCCTTATTATGCAGCGGCTTCATCAAAACGACTGCACTGCTAATATGTTAGAGAAGACAGAGAACGTGAGACATATATGTTTGCCGGCTGAGCTCTCTGATAAAGTCAAGCCTGAACAACTCAAAACCTTTTATACTGACGGGCTCATGGATCCAAAGAGACTCAGTCGTGCAATTCTAACAGATAATATGTTGAAGCTTGGTCAGTATGGTTATGCTGGTCAGTTTCTTCAGCATCCTGTTCCTCCGGGTGGTGGGATGTTTAAGACGGATCGTATTACCATAGATGCTCCGCCGACGAAGTGGGTTGCTATGGTTCGCTCTTGGGATAACGCCGCTACAAAAGATGGTGGATGCTTTTCAGCTGGAATGAAGATTGGTTTAGATTTAAAGGGCAGGATCTGGATACTTAATGGTGTGAGGGGTCAGTGGGATACTGACGTTCGCGAAAGTACGATGAAAAGTACTGCGGCCATAGATGGACGATCTGTTCACATCCTCCTTGAACAGGAGCCAGGATCCGGTGGAAAAGCACAGGCTCAGGCTCAAGTCAGAAATCTTCATGGCTATAAAGTTATCGTAGAACGGCCGACTGGCGATAAGGTGTATCGTGCTGATCCCTTTTCAGTTCAAGTAAACAATAGAAACGTGTATATGGTGCCAGGACCTTGGAACGAAGACTTACTGGATGAGTTGAGGTTCTTCCCATTGTCGAAGTATAAGGATCAGGTTGATGCTGCGTCAGCCGGATACAATTATCTTGTATTAGGACTTGAAAGAGTTGGAGCGTTGAAATGAACGGCATGAACATAGACGACCAACAATTAATGAATAACGTGGAGTCGCTTTATAGAAGTGATCTTATGAAGAGTCTGCTTAATCAGGGGAAAGATATAAACTTTTCTTGTGGTTATCCAAACTTCATAACGACTACTGAATATAAAACCATGTTTGATCGGGTTGGTGTTGCGAAGCGTGTTGTCAAACTGCTGCCTGAAGAATCGTGGAAGATGGATCCAGAAGTACAGGAGGATGATAAGAGCACGGAGACTACTTTTGAAAAGGATTGGAAGGAGCTTGAAAAGAATCATCATGTTTATTCTTATTTGCAGCGTGTAGATATTCTTTCAGGGATAAGTGATTTTGGTATCATGTTAATAGGTATCAGCGATGGGCTGGAACTTAATCAACCGGTTGCAAGCATCAACGAAGTTACTGGTGAAGCTGCTAAGACTATTAAGGAACTGAAGCTGTTATATCTGCGTCCCTTTGATAAAAGCCTTGTTGAAATAAAACAGTTTGAAACTGATGTTAATAGTTCGCGGTTCGGCTTTCCTAAGATGTATGCTATTCGGTTCGAGGACAGTGGTAAGATCAACGCCACGTCGTCTATTACTAAAGAGGTGCATTGGTCTAGGGTATTACACGTTGCGGACAACAGGGAGGTCTCAGAGGTCTATGGCGTACCTAGGCAAAAGCCAGTATATAATCAGTTGCTTGATATTCGTAAAGTAGTTGGTGGATCCGCTGAGATGTTTTGGAAGGGTGCGTTTCCTGGTTACTCGTTTGAAATAAACAAGGATCGTAAGAACGCTTCTTTGGACGCTGCTTCAGTGAGGGAAGAATTCCAGAACTGGTCTAACGGCTTGCAACGGTTCATGGCTCTTGAAGGTGTAACTGCTAAATCATTAAGCCCACAAGTTGCCTCTCCTAAAGAACACTTGGCTGAGCAATACTTATTTATAGCAGTGACTCTTGGAATTCCGTTGCGTATTTTCTTGGGCTCGGAGCAAGCGAAGTTGGCTTCCTCTCAAGATAAGGACAGCTGGGCGGAGCGGATGGCAAGTAGGCAAAGACAGTATCTTACCCCGTTCATTTTAATGCCGTTCATTGATCGGCTAATCGCGATGGGTGTGATCAAAGCACCGAAGGATTCTTATAGTGTAGTTTGGCCGGATCTTAAGACTACGAGTGACAAGGACAAAGCGGAGGTCGGGAAAATAAAAGCCGATACATTAGGAACGTATGTTCAAACTGGATCTGATATGGTTATGGAGCCAGATGATTTCTTGGTTCAGATTATGGAGATGGAAGAGGAAGTAGTTAAAGAAATGACAAAACGAGCGGAAGCTCATGCTGATGATCAGGACGACGAGCCAATTGAGGAGGACCCAAAAGATGCCGACGAGTAGTTTAATAGTAAAGATTCGTGTTAAAGGCTTAACGAAGCTCAGGTTCAAACTTTGGCATCTTAAGTTGTGGCTAAAGTGGACGAGCAAACTTTGTGACTTTGATCATCCGTTAAAGGTTAGCTATAAAATAGAACAAGGGGGTAAAAGATGCCAAATGAAAGTATAAGCGGTCATGAAATAGCTGATCAATTAGTTAAAGCAGGTTTAATTCCAGAAGATTTAAATGTCAGTAGGATAGTCATTGACATACCTTGTGATGCTGCTATAAAAGTATTCTATGAAACATTTGGAGATAAGAAAGTAATTGATCTTTGTTTAGAAGAGCTGATAAAACATAAAGACAAGATACAGGCAAAGAAAATTGATGATAAGTAAAAAAGCAACAATAACTTGGTTAGGAACGGTGAAATGAGTCAGCCAATTCAATTATTCAATCAGCATCAATACCATGGACCACCAACTGATGAAGTAGTCTGTGATATTTCAGCAGATGGTATTGCGTTTATGGTTGATGATTGTGTTTTACTGCCAACAACTATAGGGGATGTCAAATACAATGTAGTAAGTATAGACAAGTCTAAACATGGTTCGGATAATAGAAAAATAACTTTGAAGAAGGTTTAAATGCCAACAGCGTTACAAATAGATCCTACGAGAACAACATTAATACGAAAGCAATTCGTAGCTGACATGGTTCGCAGGTTTAAAAAGATCATAGCAGAGATTAATCAAGCTGTCATTGAAGCAGATGCGTTTGGATTGACTGCCTCTACCTTTGCTGCTAATGTAAACTACCAGGAATGGGCGTCTCATGCTAATCCACAAAAGGTAACTGCGTTTCGTAAATGGCTTCAACAGCGGATGGATGAGCATGTGTTAGTAGTTCATGGAGCTACTGGGAAACCTTGGACTGCTAAGTATATTGAATCAGCGTATCGCCGAGGAGTGAATAGAGCCTATACGCAAAGCCGTAAAGGAGCACGAGCTACAGCAGGAGTGTTCGGTGGAACTCATACTGATTTTCTTAGACAATCATTCACTAGTCAGGTTGATCTAAAGAAAGTTGAAATGCTTTACGAGCGTGCGTTCACTGAGTTGAAAGGTGTCACCGCTGCGATGGATCAGCAAATATCACGTATCCTCGCTGATGGCTTAGTTGCTGGGCAGAGTCCACGAACGATCGCTGCTCAAATGAATAAGCAAATTGCTAAGCTTACAAATACAAGGGCGAAGGCGATTGCCAGAACTGAAGTTGTAAGAGCCCATGCTGAAGGGCAGCTTGATGCTTATGAACGACTTGGGATTGAAAAGTTAAATGTTAAAGCGGAGTGGTCTACGGCTGGTGATGATAGAGTCTGTGCTATTTGTGCAGGATATGAGGGTGAAGTTTTTGAGGTAAAAGATTCTCAAAAACTTCACCCTCAT